TACACCATTTGCGACGTGGTAAAAGAAGTTGAAATGGTTTTATTTCCTCTTGCTTATAGCACACTAAAACAACAAGAGGCTATTAGCATCAACCAATAATGGCATCGGCTACAAATGACTTCGCTCAATTGTACGTGACACCGAGACAGAAGGTGGCGCGCGAGAAGAGGGAGCAGTTGGAGGCACAGCAGCAGGAGTTGGACTTGCGGTTCGCAGCACTGAATGCGGCGCGTGAGTGGCTGGAGCAGTTGGAGGCACAGCAGCAGGAGCTTGACTTGCGGTTCGCAGAGTTCGACTTGCAGTTCGCAACGCTGTCCGTGGAGCAGGAGAACATACAACAAGCAAACAAATTAACGAATTACGAAGAATGTCACGAATACGCGTGTAATAAGACAAAAGGAGCCGTCGCCAAACTCTTGCTCTATGAGTTTGTTAATGACTTGCTGCCCAAGGAACTTGTTTGGGAAATATACAGCTACGTCGCAGAGCCTCACGCACCCAAGAAAGACATCGTCGTCCAGTCCACGATGCTGCGAAGCATGATCAAGTGTGATCATTGTTCGGTTTATGACACCATTGAGAAGATAGGGGTTTGGGACATGGACGAGAAAATTTGTGGAGGTATGTGTCTTGAGTGTTGTAACTGGCTCGATCACCTCGAGCCAGAAGACCCATACTACACTCACCCCCATTCAGTGGGTTGGTATCGCAACCGCGGTGGTTTCCCGCGATTGACGTGCTAATTCGCGAGCGAGCGTGGCTACTAATCCGGCGAATAAATCGGCGCGGAAGGGTCGTTGCACCGAGATGACGACTCGCGCCGACCAGACAGAGATATTCAAGGAGATTATGGTGTGGTTCGGGACTGGACCGCATGATAGAACAAGCAGAATGGAACTACGAAAAATGAAAGAACAGCGGCTGCGCTGACAGGAGTGTCGTGTGCTATGAGATGAGAGGGTTTGTGATATGTCTATAATGTAGATTTTTTTTGCCATATCACTAAGTCTAGTTGCTCGAAGAGGCGCTCTCGCGATACGCTATTCGTACAAAAACGTCGCTAAGCATTTTATCACTTCTTGAAGTGTATATTCATATACCTCTGGATGTTGAAATAGGTAACAACATCTCCATCTGGAACATCAAGTAATTCTTTCAGACTCTTATCACATTCAATAATTCTCCTATCATCCTTGTTCTGTAAATTATTGTCTTTAATGTATCCAATTAAAAATTTGGTTACTTCGGTTCGTGCAACCATTTCCTCCTTATCCACCCCCATAAAGTTTTTTAACTCATCGCTAATTTTAACCTTCAACGCGAACCCGGATGGCTTACGCTTTGGTTTATTCTTCGCCTTTTCAATAATTTTATTAGCAGTATTTAAATCTTTTAAAACATCCTTCTCTAGACCCTTTATCTGTTGTTGTAATGATGATATTTGCGTTTTAAATGTAGATAAACTACCAAATATACCGTCAAATTTAGTCTGAATATAATTAATGTCGTTATTGTCTGCCATTAATTATATTATGGTAATTATCTTTAAATGAATTTTTATATAACTCTCTCTTCTTCTATAGTCTAGTTGTTTGCGCTCTTAGGGACCAACATCCACTCCTTACCCTCGCTATCTCTTAGAGATTTAGGACCACGGTGAAACTTCTGATTCTGATTCCAATTATCATTTTGTGCGCGAGGTCTGTGAGGAGCTCCCTCATTTGTAGCACGCTGCTCCTTGTGTGTCTCGCACATTAACTTTCCACCATTAATACCAGTCACCTTACACGCCTGCCATTTATGAGATTCCTTGTCACTAACCTCAGACCATCCAAATTCAACATATTCGCCGAGAACTAGATACTTGTATTGCTGCTCTCCAGTCTCAAGAGCAGTATGATGAACGAATACATCTTCGCCTGTCTTATCTCCGTCTGTCGCTGTGATAAATCCATACCCAGACGAGTTATTAAACCACTTAACGCGCCCACTGGTCTTTGTTTCGGTATTTACTTCGTCCACGTTCTCTGAACTCATGTAACTTATAGTCCTTGTTAATCTTTAAGTATATTACAAAGTTAATTGCTTACATATATAATCATAGTTAGGCGCCTCTTTAAACGTAAGTTTATTACAATATTCATATACATTGTAAATTTTGTCATTAACAATATCCCCATAATATTCCCTGAAATTAACGGAGTTTTTAATAAAACCAACAGTATCGGTATCGACTAGAGACCATGGTAATGACCCAGATAATAGATAAAAAGCCATATAACAGAGAGATATAACGTCGTCGCGACGACTAGGATTATACCCGGAATGTATATTTTTACTGACAAAACTAATATTGCCAATTAACGGTCTCCCTCTTTGTTCTGGTAAGTGCTTTCCATCCTCGTCAACATACATAGCTGAAATACCATAATCTATTACATATATAGATTTTTTGTCTATTGAAAATAAAACGTTGTCTGGTTTTAAATCTCGGTGAACAACACCCTTATTATGAATTCCTTCAATAATTGTAACTAAAATTCTTAGTATAGCACATACATATTTAACATCTGTATTTCCGACCAATCTCTCTATATTATTACCAAGAAGGTCAATAACCATATAATTAACCCCATTTTGTTTACCGAATGCCTTTATTCTAGGAACTCCCTCTGTGTTTAGCAGTAATTTTAGTATTTTAGCTTCGTTTCGAATAACAACCTCACCATCGTGTAATTGTAGTTTAATTGCCACAGGCTCATCGGTGTATATATGTTTACCGCTATACAACCGACCAAAGGCACCTTGACCTATCTCATTAATAATATAATATTTGTTATTTATTATCATTATTGATGTTAGTAAATAATATAAAACTATCTTTATTATTACTTTTATCATGGTTGTAATATGTGCGGATACATTTCGCGAAACCGAAAAATATAAGGACTTCTTTAACTATTTCAGTGGGTTTGAACTTAGCACATTCCAAAAGTGGGCTATTAAAGCTATCGTAGACAAGGACCATATATTAGTAACAGCGCACACAGGGTCCGGGAAAACGCTACCCGCGGAGTTTGCAATTCAATATTTCGTAAGTCAAGGGAAAAAAGTAATATACACCGCACCCATTAAAGCATTGTCCAATACAAAATTATACGATTTGCGAAGCAAATATCCTGACATAAGTTTCGGAATAATTACGGGCGATGTCACGGATAACCCAGAGGCAGACGTATTAATTATGACAACTGAAATCCTTCCGAACACAATAATGAATAAGAAACTGAGAGCAACTAGCGATATTAATGTTAAGCTTGACTTTGAAATTGATTTTGAGAACGAACTTGCGGCGGTAATCTTTGACGAGGTTCATTATATTAACGACCCCGAGCGCGGAAATGTGTGGGAGCAGGCAATATTAATGTTGCCACCTCACGTACAGTTAATTATGTTATCCGCCACGATAGACAAACCGGACATTTTCGCCAATTGGATCGAGAATGAAAAACGACAACAATCAGAAGAAGTATCTATCATTCCAAAGAAAGTATATTTAACCACAACCGAACACCGCGTTGTACCATTGACACATTACTTGTGGATGACATGTCATAAAAATACTATTAAAGTTTCTAAAAACAAAGAGTATGAACATTTACTTAAAAATACAGTCAATAAGGAAATCATCATAAAGAATCATAAAAATGTATTCAATACAAAAACATATGAGAATCTATTGAAACTATGTAAACATCTTAAAAATGTCAATTCACCGCGAACATCTCGACAATTCATATTAAATAGTCTTATCAAGCACCTATATAATACGGATGGTCTTCCGGCTATTTGTTTTGTATTTTCAAGAAAACACACAGAATATGCCGCAAATGAGATAAACTTCAGTCTGTTTGAAGAGGGGTCTGTAATTCCCAACACAATCGAACAAGAATGTAAGAAAATTCTAATGTCCAAACTTACAAATTATCGAGAATACATCGAGCTACCAGAATATACCAATTTATTAAAACTATTACAAAAAGGAATAGGCTATCATCACGCGGGTGTTCTTGCGGTGTTTCGTGAAATGATTGAGATTCTATTCGATAGAAAATTAATCAAACTGCTCTTTGCCACAGAAACACTTGCGGTGGGTGTTAATTTTTCTACAACATCCGTTATATACACTGGAATAACCAAGTTCGACGGAAATAGCATGCGTCTATTGGCTCCCCACGAATATACACAAATCGCCGGTCGGGCGGGAAGGCGAGGTATTGACGAAGTGGGTAAAGTATGGCTCTGCGTAAATCTATTCGATCCACCACCAATTTACGATTTCCAAAATATGTTAAGTGGTAAACCACAGACGTTGGTATCTAAATTTAAAATTTCGTTTTCAATGTGTCTGAGTATGGTTTCATCGACCGATAATAAAAGCGCTAGTATATTACAATTTGCACAGAAAAGTTTGATTAATAATGACATTAATAAAGAGGCCGCCTATTACGATAAAACTATTGAAGATATTAACATTTTGCTTAAAACCAAATTAGAACAGTATAAAAATATTAAAACCGACAAAGCCGTTATGGAATCGTATGTTTCAAAAAAAAAGAATACAGCCACAGTAAATAATAACAAGCGAAAAAAAATAAATCGTGAAATATCATCACTGGAAGAAGACAACGTTTTTATTAAGGAAGAAGTGAAAATAGTTGATGACATTGAATATTACAACTCTGAAATAGCGAAGAATACCACTTTTAAAAACAATGCCTGTAACTATCTTACTGATAAAATAACCAGCTCGGTCAATCTCCTCACAAAAACAAATTTTGTAACGAATATTGACGGAAGCTTAGAACTAACAAAATTAGGACAAATTGCTAGTCAGTTCAACGAAATACACCCTCTCGTATTATCCACAATTGTATGCGAAACGAATTATTTTAAGGAATTTGACGTATTCGAAATAATCGGAATATTGGCAATATTTACAAACGTAAATGTTGAAGACAGTCTTAAAATTTTAATACCAGATACTAATTCCAAATTAGTTAATATAACAAGTGTTAAACTTAATAAGGTAATGGATGAATTTTACGATTTAGAGCAAACTTATAACATTTATAGCGGTTCAAATTACGAACGCAATTTCAACATACAACAATATGTGATTGATTGGTGTAAAACAGATGACGAAGCAGAATGTAAAAAAATATTACATTTACTAATTAGCGAAAAAGGGATATTCTTGGGTGACTTCATAAAGGCGTTGCTGAAAATAAATAATATTGCGAACGAACTTCAGCGAGCAGCAGAAGCAGTCAATAATATTGAACTATTAGAAAAAATAAATACTATTCCCAGCAAAACTCTAAAATATGTAGCTACAAATCAGTCACTCTATATCTAGGTGTTATTTAATAATATTTTTAAATATTATTAAAATTTAACGTTTTAAAACCCAAAGCTCATTTTTCTGAATGAGGCCCTCTTGGCGCGTTCATTAATTAGTTTTTTCTGTTCGGTGGTTAATTCCTGTTGTATTTTCTTTGGCTCAGGCTCCGGCTCGGGTTCCGGCTCTGGCTCAGGCTCAGGCTCCGGCTCAGGCTCAGGCTCCGGCTCTGGCTCCGGCTCTGGCTCCGGCTCAGGTTCAGGCTCCGGCTCGGGTTCAGGCTCCGGCTCTGGCTCAGGCTCAGGTTCCGGCTCCGGTTCGGGCTCCGGTTCAGGCTCTGGCTCCGGCTCAGGTTCCGGCTCCGGTTCGGGTTCAGGCTCTGGCTCGGGTTCCGGCTCGGGTTCAGGCTCTGGCTCGGGCTCAGGCTCCGGCTCAGGCTCCGGCTCAGGCTCAGGCTCGGGTTCTGGCTCCGGCTCAGGTTCCGGTTCTGGCTCCGGCTCTGGCTCCGAATCTACCTCCTCGGCGTTAACTTCCTCAGTATTATTATCACTATCTGACATATGTAATATTACATTAGATTTTTTGTTTTCTAATATTCGGTAATATTGTATTA